ATGGTGGTGCCAGAGGGACTCGAACCCCCGATGTGGAATAGCAGATTAAAAGTCTGCGCCTTTCGCCGCTAAGGGAATGGCACCATGTAAAAGAACAAGAATGATACTACCTAAACTTTAAAGAAAGTCAAGATTTATAAGCGAGATTGACTTTGACGATATCACTTGAAAATTGCACAGAGCTTTCGTTTTGGGCTTCAACAACTTGTTTTCCGCTTCTGGAAAATGCTACACGACAGCCTTTCGGGGTAAACGATACTATGCGACCAAACGCAAGTCCTTTATAGACTGGCGGGTTAAACACCACATCGTCTCCAATTGAAATTTCTTGTCCAAGTTTGTCTTTCATTGTTTATCTACTCTAGCACACTTTTTATAAATGTCAAGACAAACAATCTTCAATCTGTGTGTAAAAATCAGCATCAAGCAAAGTGTTTGTAGGAGTCAGTTTACCAATCCGAAGAGTGTTGGCTGAAGTCCTACGTGTAACAAAGAACGAAAATTGGAGGCCGAATCGCTTGAGAACCAAGAACATCGGCCTATCTAACATACCTCGCCTTTACTGACCTGTCTTGTGGGCTGCGTCCCCCTTGCATTACCCACCCTGAGGATTTTAGGGTGAGTCCCGATGATTTTGTATGGTGGGCCGTCTTTACCTTCATCGGAAGGTGGCCTTGAACCCATTTTAGATTATGGTCTCATTGGAGTGAATGTGTTGTTGATTGAGAGAGTAGTATGGTAGATGGTTTATAAAAAGTAAAGAACAAAGTGAAACTAACTGGTCCTCCCCGCAGGACTCGAACCTGCAACCAACCCCCTATAAAGAGGCCGCTCTACCATTGAGCTAGAAGAGGATGGTGGGTCTGTCGGGACTCGAACCCGAAATATCTCTTTAGAAGAGAGATGTGATAATCCGGTTTCACCACAAACCCAAAAGGGCTTAGAGCCCGAAGGTCTGTGCGGGGCCCGCCAGCGCCTCATTGTCAAGGGCGTTGAGGGCGTCCGTGAACTCTCCACGGAGGCGATACAAGTCGTTGATGTCCAGAAGGGCGACAATCTCCACGATTTCGCCGGTCTCAACCGACTTGACACTTTCAGCGGTGTCAGCCAAAAGATTGGCTACATCTTTCGTATTGGCGCCGACGCCAAGAGGAATGAGCTTTCCAGTTGCGGTGAGACCGAAGTGAACGGTGTTATTCATAAGGCTGATATGTTGGTTGGTTTCTTATCAAAAGTCAAGGACGAACTATCCGTTGTCAGCGGCGTTCAGAAGGTCGGCCACGATCATAGCGTTCTCCAGTCCATTAGCATTGACGGTTGCGTAACAATCGCAGATAGTCATCCAGACCCCGTTCTTGCTTCCCCGCTTGGAGAACTTGGCCTTGACTTCGATGGTTCCCATATCGGTGCGAACAGCTTCCCATTTAGTTAGTTGTTTCATAAGATTAACGAAGGTTGATTTGGGCCTGATAGTTTCTGGTCATGTAACCAGGACGGATCGTGGTGTCTCCAAGGTGGAATGGCCACTTGCCTGAGTCGGTGACAACGATATGCTCATCGCCCTTGACCATCCCGTAAGTGGTGTTATTCTCCGTGCGAACCTCACCCTCAATCTTGAAACCGGCGGCACGGAGGGCGTGCATCGCTTCGTAGGATTGCACATTCTTGAGCTTGTAGGCCTGTGAGTCGCCCGACCTGAACAGCCGGGCCCTTGAGAGAGCTTTTTGGAACTGGTACTTGAACTTCATGGCAAAAGAATGGCCTGACCTTTTATAAAAGTCAAGCCATTGTTTTACTTTAGAACTTGGAAGAGGAGCTTCTTGTAGTCGTCAGCAACCAACGACTTACGATCCAACAGCTTGAACGCCATTGACGAACGAGACGTTTGACCATAGGCTTGAAGAATCTTGCCCGCCGCATCCTTACGGGATACGTTGAACAACGGGCGAACGAAGTTGCCCATCGCCTCAATAATATCATAAACCTCACCCATTGCGTCGCAGATACGGGAGACGTGCCCACGAGCCATGTTGGCGATTTCGTAGTCAAACGTGGTCTCCAGATAGGAGAAGAACTCCTGATAGCCTACCGGCGGCCCAACCTCAAACAGCCGGCCGAGGTAAACGTCAATCACCTTCTCAATGGAAGAGATTTCAGACTTTGCCCGGTGAAGGTAAAGATACTGAGCACCCTTGACCTTCAGGATCTTCTGGTCATCATGGAAATAGACGCACAGGCCCTCCATTCCCTTGAAAGCGTCAACCGAAGCCTTCATTTCCTCGATTGAGTCGTAAGAGAAGGTTTGCGGCCGGCGAAGGCCCATAACCTCCGCAAAGGTGTCCAGAGTCGCCTGGGACTCATAGGAGTAGTCAGCGTGCCGCATGATGCCCGTGAGCACCATGTCCGGCTCAAAACCGTAGTTGATGACGATTTGATTGGTCGGGCTGGTCAACTCGAAGACGTAGGAGAACGGAAGGTCTTGAGCTGACTCAAGCATCTTCACGAACTCCGGGTATTTCGCCAGAAGAACGTCAATCTCGTGACCGTTCTCCTGCTTCCGAGCGTCAACCGTTCCGCGGGTGCGGATGATGGTCTTGCCCTTCCAGCGGCTGAAGATGAGGGTGGAACCGTCAACCTTCTCCATCAGGTGAGCACCTGCCAAGTTGGTCGGCACCGGATAAAGGTGCGGCTTCTCACCCCAGTTCACGAACTTCTTGAAGGAAGCGGAAACCAGGTTGCCGTCCATGTCCCAGACAGAGGAACGGAAAATGTCGTTCAGACCATCCCAAACCGCTCCGATATGTCGGGGCTGGATAAGTGTAACCATCTCATCCCCAATAAGATGAGTGTGCATCATAAACTGCTCTTGGTCAACTGATGTTAGGTCAACTTTCATGTCATCAACATTACTTTGGTTTTTATAAATGTCAAGGCTTCTTTTTCTGTTCAGCCACAACCTTCGGCTTGAGGGTTGGGTGAGAAGTGAAGACCGGCGACATTGGAAAACGGTTCCTTAGAACCGGATGATTGACTTTGAGGGGAACAACTGAATCTGAGATATGGAGTTTCATGACACTTGGGAATAAAAAAGACCGTTCAATAATTATGAGCGGCTTTTTATTAAAGTCAAAACTATTGCCCGATTGTGTTAAAAAGGCGAAGTCCTTGGTCGCCCTTGCCCTTTACCTCGGACTTTGACCCGTAAGTCGTTCCGTTCTTGACCTTTGCAACAACTGCCCCACCAGAGGTGAGATAGGTGTTGTCACTGGTCTTGTAGCCGATAACCTTGCCGGTTTGGTCTTTGATGGGAGATGGAGAGGACATTTACTTGGTGGGGATAGCGAAGACGTTGATGCCAGCGGCCTTGAGGTCGCGGACGAAACCTTCGTGATTGATGACTTTAATGGTGGAGTTCATACTGATAAGAGTGACAGAGTTTTTATAAATGTCAAGCCTTAGATGTTGTGGATGAGTGTGGAAACGTCGTGTCTGTCTCCGTCAAGGAACAGCACAACTTCCTGAATGTCATCGGTGACAACATCATCAGTCACACCAAACAGATAGGGATTGTCAGTGAACAAGTTCACCCAACCTGAGTGAGTAGTGGGAGTCGGAATCCACGGCGTGCCAGTCTTTTCCACAAGGTCATCAAACCGCGTGTCATTTTTCAGACAGACAAAGGCGAACTTGGCGGCATCACGCCAATTGACGGTCGAGCTCATGTCCTTACGAATTTCACAAATCAGTTCCTGAATCATGTCAGATTGATAAGATTCGAGGTTCGTGTTGAGTTCCTCAACGGTAGTGCGGAAGGTCAGAGTTTTGGTGGGTTTCATTGATGTAAGAGTGACCTGATTTTATAAGAAGTCAACAAAAATGAAAACATTCTCACTTTTATGTCCTCACCGATATACTTATTGATATGGGAAGAAACAAAATCTATCTAACGAAGGAACAACAAGATGCAAACTCAAGAGCCAAGTCTAAAAGATACTACGAACGAAACAAAAAAGAAATCTGCAAAAAGCGTATGCTGCGGTATTTACGGACTAAGGAACAAGGTTAATGGAAAGTGGTATGTCGGACAGAGTTATGACATAACCCTTCGTTGGTATAGAGCTTATGAAAAGCTGCACTGCAAAAAGCAGAGGAAGATTTACAATGCTCTACTCAAATATGGTTATGAGTCATTTGACAAGACTATACTGGAAACATGCGAACCAAACGTAGAGGTTCTTAACAACCGAGAAGATTACTGGATAAAGTTTTGCGACTCAATCAATAACGGATACAATATCAAAGAGGCCGGAAGCCGGGGCAAACACTCAACAGAAACGATAGAAAAGATGAGAGCCGCATCTACGGGCAAACATCCAACGAAAGAAACTTTAATGAAAATGTCGGTCTGGCAAAAAGGAAAGACCGTCACCGAAGAACACAGATTAAAGTTGTCATTATCCCAAAAAGGCATAAAAAGAACGCCTATGTCACTAGAAACAAAACAGAAACTCACAGAGAGTATTCGTTTATCGTGGATTAAACGGCGCTCACAGAAGGTTGAGACTACACCATCTACGGTTTAACTTTTGAGAGATTACTTTCTCCTCTCTTATCCACAGAGTTTTAATTCTGTATTAACCAATGTTGCCTATTATAGTCTGGCGATTGACTCTCACTTAAACTACTCAATACAACTTTCAGCTTGATATGAGAGCTACTCACACCGAAACATACTCACCGTATCAAATATAAATTACCTTGCGAGTAACTCATACGCCACATTCCTTTCGGTGTGGCCTTAAACATTTTTCGTCTAAGTGGGACACTGACTTTTGCTTTTATGATTTCCTTAAAATGGAAAGTGCCTGTGTGGCGCTTATTTCCGAAGCGAAGTGCAGTGTCTTTTGTGGACTCTCCTTTTGGAAGAGTCTGTGCAAACCATCGCCATAGATTTCACCTGCGGGGTGACTTGTCTCATTGTCATAGGTTTGGGTGGGCCGAATACCAGCTGCACCTTGTTCTACGCCAACTGCCATATACACCTTGGTTGCTGCCTCGGAGAGTATGACTACGCTTCGTTCTACTGCTTCGTTGTTTGTTGGGTCGCCTGGAAGGTTACACCTTCTTATACTTCGTCAACCTGATTATTCGTCGAGGGTTGGCGATTTCAACTACGGGCAACTGCAACTTAAAGCACTACTGCCATTCTTGCGAATGACAGACGTATGAACTACGCTTGTGTAAGTGACCGCGGAGCGGCGATAGGAAACGGAGTCCCACCTTTTCCGACCTTTCGGCCGGCGTATCTTCCAAATGCCCTTGCGGGCACTTGCGGAGGTCACACCCCCCGCTGTATATAAAATGTAAAAGAACTATGCTGAAAAGAGTCTTGAGTAGCCCGTGCTACAAACTACCCTGGTCAGCGAAATGGTAGCGGGGACGGCGTTTGAATCCGTTGCTCTACGTTATGAGCGTAGCGAGTTACCTATACTCTACCCGGCTATAAAATGTTAGAGAGTGGGGATTTTTAGTTGTCATGTGCCGTAAACGGCGACGAACTGGCATTTCCCAGCAGCTTACTTTTTCACTCTCAAAAGAACGAACACCACTATGAACGGTGTTTTATAAATGTCAAACAAAAAGAGAACTTTTCCAATCCTTCACAGCCTAGTATTGTTAAAACGTCTATCCTCAGTCATCTACACCAACTTTCCCACTTTCGGTCTTCCGTCTGTCTAACTTACGTTTCATTCTGGGAATCGGGCCACGCCCGCTTGTTCAGCGAATGGCTCTCATACAATGAGGCCGGCGTGCTAGGTTTAGTCTCATGAGAAGGCTTTTTTCCGTCCGGAGATACTGATGTTTCTTACAAAGAACCTTGGTTAGTATTGTCCTAACCTTCCACTACTATGTGGATATATATCCAAAGGTCAAACAAAAAGTGACGATTTCGCCCGATTTATGGATGAATGTATTCCAGAAACAGACCGATAACCTCATCAACGGACTTGTAAGTGCCGTTGAAACGCTCATAGTAACCAGTCGAATCCAACTCAACTCTCCGCTCACTGAACACCTTGACCGTCGCATCCAGTGTTCTTGCCTGACCAAAAGTGACCGTATAAGCGACCACTGACCCATGATGCTTACCATCTATGGTCCCCTGAATGATACCATAGGGAGCGGTGAAGAACTTGTCGTTCTCATACAGAAACGACACGAACTTCTGAAACTCATCACGACGGGCGCTCACTCCAGCTCCTTTGCGAAAGGGTGATAGTTGATTTCCGCACGCCACAGGTCGTCAGAAGGACCACGCTTGGCGGTGTGAGAAAACATGTGAATCTGGCGGCCGATACGGGCAATCGCTTCGGAATTCTTGCCCATCCGATTCATCACGGTCAGGGTGGTCGTCTTGGCCAGAGCCCGCTCAGTGATGGGAAACTCGAACTTTTCCTTGACGATGGGCTCGACGCCAACGTTGTAAACCAGAACTTTGATTACTTTAGGAGTGTTATCCATAGATATGAGAATGACTGCGTTTTATAAAATGTCAAGCCTTTGCGGCGTCCACGGCACAATAGGAGGTGGACTCAATACAACCCTCAATGTCATAAACCGTGCCCTGCGCGTCGTCCAACGCCAACTCAGCTTGGTCGAGTTTGCCGTTGATTTCCATAACAACTTCTTCAGCCTCATCACGAAGGAAATCCCACTCAGGACCACAACAGTTTTCGATTTTCAGAAACACCGCATCAGCGGCATCGGACGCCTTTTCCAAGGCAACGATTTCACGTTTCAGAGAGGGAATTACAGCCAACAGTTTTTCTCGGCGTTCGGTGGCCCGAATGAGACTGCGTTGAATCCAAGCGATACGTTGATTGAAGTTCATGTTGAAAGAGTGACGATTGTTTTTATAAATGTCAAGAAAAAGAGTGTGGGCTGGAGATTCCACCTTCCAGCCCACGAGTATCACTTACCCAAACAGTTTGATGCCCGCCCGCATGTCGGCGTCGTTCAGAGTCGAAAGGTTGTTCAGTCGAAACTGAACCCGATGACAGGCCTGCTCCTCAATGGTCTTAGCAGCGAACACAATCCGCTGATACGATTTGGTAAGACCACCCTGCCGCCAGATACGACCAAGGGCCTGAACCAACTCATAAGCCGAATAGTTCGGGCTGATGATACTGGCCCGTGCCCGATTACCAATCAGGTCGTGAAGGGAAATGCCGGTGCCGCCCGCCTTGATATTGATGACCAGCACCGTCTTCTTGTCGGCGTTGAAATCTGCAATATCTTGCTGACGAGCCTCGACGCTCTGACCACCGATGATATAACCAATGGTGCCCTTGAGCTTCTTCGACTTTTCGAGACGGATAGTGATCGCATCAGCGGTGTCTTGGAAGTTGATGAAACAGCAAACGCTCTTGCCTTCATCGTGCAAATCCTCAATCATCTCAACGAACAGAGGAACCTTGCAGAGTTCAGCCCGACGACGAGCCTCCATCATAATGGCGAAGATGTGCTCACTATAGGACTCACACCGTTCATCCAACTTGGCGATTTCCGCTTCCATCTCATCGTAAACAGCCTGGCATTTGGCCTCCATCGAACCAAGGTCAAAAGCCTCAGCGACGATGTGCGACTCAGGAAACAGTTTACCGAAATCCTCTACAGTCAGACGGCTCGCACACTTTTTGGTCTTGAACCAATATTCGTGGAGGAGCATCATTCCCTTCTTGGACTCAGCGGATGCCATATCAAAAGTCATCGCACCCCAACGGCCCAGCCACTGTGCGCCGTGAAGACGCATAAAGTCAGTGAAGTTATACAGTGCGTGAAGACCGGTCATAAAACCAATAGCCTTCATTTCCAACGGAGTCGTAGCGATGGTCGCGGACGACACAAGGCACTTGTAACCTTGTTCAGCCAACGAAATCATCATCTTGCAGTTGCTGGTGTCATCACCTTTGCAACGATGACCTTCATCGAGGATGACAAGAGAGTGAGGGGCCATCTTAAACACAGGACGTTCATCCTTGGCCTCAGGCTTCCAAGGAGTCATCAGGTCTTGGATTTTCTTCCAAGTCATGTGAACCGTGTTGCCCCGACCAATCTTCTCATAGTTGATGATGGTGGCGCTCAGGTTGAAGGTCTTGAGAATCTTCTCCCACTGAGGAATGATCGTCTTGGGACAGAGGATGAACGCAGGGCGGTTCATCTCACGAATGATGGCGGCGGCAACGTAGGTCTTGCCGGTGCCCGTTTCGGACATGTCAATGGCGTAACCATTGAGGTAGAGGCTGTCGATAAGCGTCTGGGTGTGACTGAACTGCGGTGGAAGCAGTCCGGCGGTGTTGATACTCATAAGACTAAGAATAGGGATGGTTTATAAAAACTCAAGACAATTCTGAATCAATCGTTGACGACGGTGATGGTGGAGAGGACTAACCAGTAAATGTCCCCGTGGAAAAGATGGCAGGTTTGTGAAATGAGTATGGTTTACTTTTTATATAATGTCCAGCACAAAATCAGTTTCACGAACAATAAGGATCATTTGGAAGCCAATTGTCAACAACTTCACTTAGTTCTTTCAGATTGGTTACTAACGTGGTTTCACGATTGATGACCAAAACAGCAGTAATTTTTTCGCAATCAATGTCCAGCATTTTGACAAGCCTTTGCATACTGAGTATGCAGTCCATTGTATTAGTGTAACCATCAGTTGGTTCAATGTCCATTTTCTTGCCATTGTAAGAAAATTCAATGTCGGCACGTTCCAACGCATAGATGTCTTTGGCTACATATTTCATAATTAGAATAGATTAAGTTACTTTTTATAAAAAGTCAATCATCAATCGTTAAAAATGGTAATGAACACGTCACCGGAGGAATAGACTTGGAATTCTCCGTCATATCCATCTTCATCAAAGACATACGTGAACAACATCCGTGCGCCAGTTCGGGCAGAAACAACGTAAAAACCAACGTCGTTAGCGTCTGCGTAACAACGTGAACCAATGAACACTGTGCCACGTTCTTTGAGCGAACCAAAGTCACTTGCATCAGCGCAACCTTTGTTTCCTTTCCAGGAGAATTGATCTGAGGAATAAACAGGAACTTGATTCATACTGTAAGAATGGAACAACTTTTATAAAAGTCAATCCATGAGTGGAGTGTAGTCACTGAAATGCCGTTGCATTTCTTCTACATCATCCACTGACAGAATGACTTCCAAAGCCTCTTCGGCTTGTTCTATCAGGTCACAGAGTTTCATCGAGAATCTGTCACTTCCGCCTCATTCAGATGAACGATGGCATCTTCCACGTCATAACCAACCATGTCGCCACGATTGATTTGACAATCCAGGTCGGCCAGAACCGCACCAACAGGAACGTCATCGTCAACGTTGATAGTGATTGTGCAAGAACAGGTTACAGTTACTTTTCTCATATTGTTATAGATTTGGGTGGTTTTTGATTTCTTTCAGAATGGATTTGTTGGTATTAACACAGTCAAGTGATTTGGTATCAATCTTGAAACTGTCTTCAAGGTATTCACCATCAGTAGGATTTGGAAATGACGGGTCTCCCGCGATTGCGATTGCTTCGTCAAGAAACTCCGCCTCAACCTCTACGGTTGCGGTAACAGTCCACGACACAGGAATTTTATAGGTTTTGAGTTTAGCCATAAATTTTAGTGGATTCGGGAAAGACCACGAACAAACGAATCTCGATTGGGCTCGTTCTCTTCTTTGATTTTGACAGTGAACCCCAGAGCCTTCCAAGCCTTGAGGAAGATACCGGCATCCAGGTCCTCTTCCAAAAAGAGCGTCTGGCCCTTCACGTAGGAATAGTGGGAGAAGCTGGTCAGATCCAGGCCTGCGGCCAGAACGTCGGAGTAGGCGACCGCCAGCCAGCCGTGGCCGGGGTCGGAGTAGAAGGTGAAGGTCTTTTCCATAGATAGGAGAATGACTGCGGTTTTTATAAATGTCAATCACCAACACCCGTGGCCCTCTGCCCTGTCAGCACATGCATCACACTGATAGCCCCGAGCCTTGTCGAGCCGCGTCAGGCGGTTGGGCTCTTTGCATGTGGGACAGGGCAGATTGCGGGGATTGTCCCATGTTGCGGCCCGAAGGGCGGAACCGGGGCTGGCGAAACCAACCCCGTCGATGGGATACTCATCCCGATCCAGTTCGTCTTGATCGCAGTGGTAGGAGGACATACTGATAGACTGACCGCCGTTTTTATAAATGTCAAACAGTTTCCTGCTTGGCGGCCTTCACAATCTGGCGCCAGGTCATGCCCTTCGTAAGCGTCGGAACCAGAAGGTTATGGAACTCCCGAACGAAGTTCTCGTCGTGCATTCCGCAACCCTGAGAATGAACAACCTCATGGACAGCCGTGGTCAGAATTTTGACGGTCTTCTCTTCTTTGGTGCCAGAGTCAATCTCATCACTCACAGGGTTAATGAGATAGCAAACCACTCCATCCTTCTTCTGATAAGTGGCTACAGCCTCAGAGGAGAAGGTGAAACCAATCACAAAGTTCTGGTCCAAACCGTTCGCCTTCAACACTTCACGCACCGCGACCTTCCACGTCTGCGCCAGCGACGTGTATTTGGGCTTGCCGACATTCGGGACGAATTTGGCCGGCACCTTACGGAAAGTGCTGTCAGCCAAGTCAAAGTGAAAGTCAGTTTGGACCTTGGCGGAGTTGTTGCGGACATACGTGGCGATGGACTGAGCCGTAGCCTTGTCAGTCAGCGAAACAGACGGGCTGGCCTCAATCTTTTGAGCCACAGCCTCAGCAAACTGAGCCGGCGTGAAGTTGGCCGAAGTCATGCGGATGCTGTTGATGGCCGCTTGGATAGAAGGCGTGACCGTGAACTTCTGTGAGACGAAACTGATGAAGGCATCAGTGCCTTGGAGGATGAACTTCCGGGGTTTGGGTTTCACAACACTCTTCTTATCAATGGCTAACTCAGCCATCAAGGCGTCAAACTTGCGGCTGATTTCACCCCGGAAACCGTCCCGGTTCTGCGTGAAAACGTCAACGCTTGGGCCTGAGACCATCAGAATGACCTTGCGGTTCAGGTCAGTGATATAGCGGGCAAACATGAACAGACCGTTGTGCAGAACGATAACTTCATTCTGACCAACAACTTGCGCCTTGTTGGCGTAGATTTCACCCAGACCATCCACGGTCTTGGCGTGACGGGCAGTGACGTAATCCGTAAAGAGTTCGCCATTTACATAAATCTTGGCCCGACCGTTGAAATTGCACTTGGCCAACAGACGGGTGGCCTTACGGGTGATTTCCGACCAGTCAGAAGGATTGGCCCAAACAGCACCAATCTCCGTGCCCTTGCGGGGAAGACACACCTGAAACCGATAGGAAAGACCATTGCCGCACACCAGGGTCTCATTGGACCAGATAGCGAAGGAGGCGTGAGCAAACAACAACAGCTTCTTGGCCGCACCGAAACCACCAGTGGCTCCACTCTCTTTGACACTACCACCCATCGTCAACAGAGCCGACACCATGCGGTCTTGAGTCATTCCCTTGCCGTTGTCCTCACACTTGTATCCCAACGCGTCAAACGTCAAACGAATGACCGTAGAACCCGCGTCCAGACTGTTCTGGAGGAGTTCTTGAACCAATCGGGTCTGATAGTCGTAGTATTCGTGCTTCGCTTCGTTCAGAAAGAAGGAGGAGGGAATGGAGACGGTGTGGTTCATGAAGATGAGAATGGCACTGGTTTATAAAAACTCAAGCCCAAAGTGAAGAATTCGCTACTTGTGGCGAATATTGGCGATTGAGCTTGAATTCTTATAAAAAATCGTCATCGTCTTCTTCAATGAACCACCTCATCTTTGTTAATCTGGTCCGTTCCATCCACCGCCTCACCAAAAGCCGGATGGACAAAATTCAGAAGAACGTGAAGACGTTCTGCGCCGGTGATGGTTTGTCCGGTGGCGCCTACGGAGAAACCTACGAGAAGGTTTTCGTTCAAGTCTGCTACGAAAAGAAACTGCGGGTGCTCGTGTCGCCCAAGGCGGCCGTGACCGATGTTTATTTCGAGGACTACTTCGCTCTCCTGCAAATCAAGACCAATCAGGGAGGCGACAAGGCCAACCAATACTGCGCGGGCAAGACCAAGAAAAAGGGTTGCACGCGCAAGGAAGCGGTTCTCCTTTACGTTGAACGGGTTGAAGAGCAGTTCAACGTCATCCACGACGCCGCGAAGAACTTCTACCTTCTGTCCTACAACGCCCGTGCGAACATCTTCGACATTTACCATCTGGCGAAGTCGGTTGGTCGTAAAGTCGTCTTCATCAACGGCTTCATCTACAAGCAGCCCAAGGGCTACAACCCCGAGGCTCGGGTCGGGCAACAGCTGGAGTATTCGACCACGGTGCTCCACAAACTGTTCGGTGAACCGTAAGTCGTTGAGAAGAGGGGCCTTCGGGCCCCTCTTTTTTCACGTATGCGAACACGATTGAGCTTGAGTTTTTATAATGCGCTGGTAGACTGGTTGCACGGTGGAAGTAAGGGGCACGGGCAACCTGAAAAGCCGGACTACGGTGAGTCCCCGAACGGGGTGGCCGATGGGTAGGGGACCGGCGCCTGCGCAAGTGCCGAGCATCGCAAAAAACCCTTCATGCGAAAAAAAGGCTACCCCCGACTCAAGTAGTATAACAGAATTTATAAAAAAGCTCAAGCTCCGAAAAATGCGTAAGTCATTGATGATTCGTGAAACGTAACATGCGACCACTACGATTGTTATAAATCTCTGCTTCCGCGTCGGAGCGCCTGCTCGATGAGAATGGGTCTCAATCGCAGCGACCTCGGCTGTGCCAGATGAGAATGAGTCGCAGTATCACCTCGGCTGCCGCAGCGCTGAATTGTTATAAATCCCTGGTATTGCGCTGCTTCCTGCTTCTGTAACTGGTTATCACTGATTGTGTTCGGATTGCGCACAACTCTCCAACACCATTTATTATAAAATGGTTTTGGAAGGAGTCGTGTCTGGCTAAACTGATTCTGCCCCGTCATGCGACATACCAGATTTTCACTGGCTGATATTCTTATAGGCGAAGCCACGTTGCAAAAAGCCTGTTGACAGAATATCCTCTTCTACCGCTATCAAGGAGCTTTACGTCGTTGGACAATACACTCCTCTTCCTTGGCTGGGAATTATTTAGTATCCAGCCGGGCTCTCCCTATGTTTATGCTGCAATCTATAGTAATAGGTCAATTGTTAATCATGAATGTTTTCAATAGATGTCTTGGACATCAAGAAATGTTGTGAATGAGTCAATCAGCAAAGGTCAGTAAGGTCAATCAGTAAGTCCCTATACATAGGAGCTCATGAAGATTTCCGTTCGCTGAGCTCATTATTTATACATCTATTTTGTTGTTGACATGGCTGACTGCTGCGTATATTCAGCCACCCAAGGGCGAGGGGGTAGCTAAATTTTGCCAGAACTGACGCAAACAAAGCTCCTACCCACTGAAAGCGGATAGGAGCTGTCCCAGCGTTTTAATTAGCGAGGGGGTAGCTAAATTCTTGAAATTAGACCTTGAGGGGCGTCTGCACCGCACTCAGGCTGTTGTCATTGTCTTGAGAGGCAACCGTATTATAGGTGCCCCCACCTCCATTACCACGACTCATGGGTTCGATGAGGTAGTGAACCGCGTCACGAAGAGTGGTTGCCAGACGGGGTTCGTTCACACCATGAACCAGTTGACGATAATGCTTGACCGCCTCAAACATCTTCTTGACTGGCCGACGACGCCAATAAGCCTTGCGGTAAGACGGGTCAGTTGCGCCACAGAATGCCACGCCAACGATGCCGTGACGGATTGCCTGGTCCTCTGGCATAACACCAGTTGGAGTCTTGGGTTTACCCTTGTAAGGGTTCTTGTAGGTAGCCATATAGGTTATTTAGAGGTAATCACTATAGGGTGTGACATATCAAAAGTCAAGCCTATTTCTTGGATAACTCATGCAGACCCGCGACAGCCTGATTCATCAATCTTATCCTTTTACTCAGAAACCGAGCAGGGTCTTTACAATTCGCATCTATCTCAGGCCACCAATAAGCACTGCCACCAGCCAAACTCCAATCTTCACAATTCTTTAGATTACTACCTATGAACAAATCATTCCTACTCTTTATCAATAATTGAGCAGATTGGCAGGTCAAAAGCATGGTTCTGTCCTTGGCAACATTACCAAAGTGACGCCATACCCATATCAGCCTGTCCTCCAACTGCAAACTATCATACAGAGGCAACAGAAAGTAATACTCACCCTGGCACATTTTATATATTTCACCCATCAAAAGCATGTGCCAAGGATATGAATTTATGTGTTTCCAAAATCCTTCTTCCTCCATGATGGCCGCAACACCCTCTTTGGGAATGTGATTTCTGATATACTCATAATCAATGATGCAGTCCTCTACGCATGGTAGATGTAAATCGTCATATTTCTTGGCGAACCTGCCTGTCAGATTGGCGAATACGCCATATATATTTATAAAAACACGAACAGGCGGTTTGGATGGACGATAAGCAACGCAGTCCTTGACAGAGCAATCAGTATAGAAATTTGTGCGCTTGGTAGGAATGAATTTGCCGTGTATCAAATCA